ATGGAGCTGGACCGGGAGAAAATCCTGGACGCGCTGGGCGAAATCGCCCTGTCAAAGCCAAACGACGCGATCTCGCTGGCCCTGTCGGGCGGGGCGCAGAACGCGAAGGGGCTGGACCTGTGGGGCGTGAGCGAATTCAAAATCAGCGGCAACGGCAGCGTGGAGGTCAAATTCGCGGACCGTGTGAAGGCGATCTCCCTGCTGCTGGAGTGCGCGGGGGGCGGCGAGGACGGCATGGAGGCCCTGCTGTCCGCCCTGGAGGCGGACGAGGCTTGAAAATCAAACGCTTCTCCCCGAAACAGAAACGGATCATGTGCTGGTGGGGCCCCAAATCAGCGGACCGGCACTATGACGCCATTATCTGCGACGGGGCCGTGCGCAGCGGGAAAACGCTGTGCATGGGGCTGAGCTTCGCATGCTGGGCCATGACCACCTTCCAGGCCCAGCAGTTCGCCTTCTGCGGGAAGAGCGTGGTCTCCCTGCGGCGCAACCTCTTGCAGGAGCTGACGCCCGTACTGCGGGAGCTCGGATTCCAGTGCAGGGAAAAACGCAGTGAAAACCTGCTGATTGTCGGCAGGGGCGGAAGAGAAAACCGGTTTTACCTGATGGGCGGCAAGGACGAGGGCAGCGCCGCCTTCATCCAGGGCGTGACACTGGCGGGCGTGCTGCTCGACGAGGTGGCGCTGATGCCCAGATCGTTCGTGGAGCAGGCCATCGCCAGATGCAGCGTGACCGGATCGAGACTGTGGTTTAACTGCAACCCGGAGGGGCCGCAGCACTGGTTTTACAGGGAGTGGATCCTGAAAAGCGAGGAGCGCAACGCCCTCTACCTCCACTTCACCATGGAGGACAACCCCTCCCTCTCCCCCCGCATCCGGCAGCGCTACCGCTCCAGCTACAGCGGCGCGTTCTACCGGCGGTTCATTTTGGGGGAATGGACCGCCGCCAAGGGGCTGATCTACGACTTCTTCGACCCGGCAAGGGACGCGCGGCCCGTGCCGGAGGGCGAGCTGGAGGAGTACGTCATCTCCGTGGACTATGGCACCGCCAATCCCTGTTCCTTCGGACTATGGGGCCTGCGGACGGGCGTGTGGTACAGAGTGAAGGAATACTACTACGCTTCCAGAAGTACCGGCGTGCAACTGACAGACCAGGAGTACACAGCGGCGCTGGGCCGATTGGCTAGCGGGCACCGGCTGCGCTGTGTGGTGGCGGACCCCTCCGCCGCCAGCTTTATCACCTCCCTGCGCCAGGCGGGCTACCGCGTGATCAAAGCGAACAACGACGTGCTCTCCGGCATCCGCATCACCGCCGATTTACTGAAAAGAGGGCGGATCGTGATCTGCGAAGGCTGCGAGGACTGTCTGCGGGAGATCGCGCAGTACCGCTGGAGCGAGGAGGCCTCCGGGCGGGACGCCCCCCACAAGGACAACGACCACGCCATGGACGACATGCGGTATTTCGCCGCTACCGTGGCGGAGACCGTCGGCAGCGAGGGGGTGTTCTGCTCGGTGGCGAGGAGGAGTTGAACAATGGGGTTTTTCAGAAAGAAAAAGGAGCGGGGTGCGCCGGCGGCGGCCACGCCGCAGATCAAACGGAGCGACGCGCACCCCTTCCGCATCCTGGAGGGCTACGTGCCCCTGCAGCGGGGCGAGGCGAAGCTCTACCGCGCCATCCGGGAGGCCGTGCCCCTGGTGGACGCGTGCATCTACAAAATTATCCGGCTGTGCGGCGGCGTGACGGCGGCCTGTGAGGACGGCACGGCGGACCGGGAGCTGAAACGGTTTTTGGAGCAGGTGAACGTGGGGCGGGGCCAGCAGGGCATCAACGCCTTTCTGGACCAGTACCTGGACTCCATGCTGGTGTTCGGCCAGGCCGTGGGCGAGATCGTCCCCACCGCCGACAACCGGGAGGTGGCCGCGCTGCTGTGCGGCCGGGTGGAGGACATCCAGATCCAGGAGGCCGAGGGGCCGCTGGACTTCACACTGTGCGCCATGGACCAGTTCGGCCAGAGCGCCCCCCTCCCCCGGCAGGAGCTGCTGCTGTTCACGCCCTTCAACCCGGAGTCCTACGCGCCCTACGGCGTGTCCCTGCTGCGGTCCATGCCGTTTCTCACGGAGCTGCTGAGCAAGATCTACTACGCGATCGGCGTCAACTGGGAGCGGATGGGCAACGTGCGCTTCGCCGTCGTCTACCGGCCGGGCAGCGGCGAGTGGGAGCGGGGCATGGCCCAGGAGCGCAGCCGGCAGCTGGCCAGCGAGTGGAGCCGGGCCATGGAGAGCACCAGAGGCGGCAGCGTGCGGGACTTCGTGGCCGTGGGCGACGTGGACATCAAGGTCATCGGGGCGGACAACCAGATCCTGGACAGCTCCGTCCCCATCCGCCAGATCCTGGAGCAGCTGGTCAGCAAGACGGGCATCCCGCCCTTCATGCTGGGGCTGAACTGGTCCAGCACCGAGCGCATGAGCGCCCAGCAGTCGGACCTGCTGACCTCGGAGATGACCGCCATCCGGCGGTCCCTGACGCCGATGGTGGAGAAAATCTGCCGGACCTGGCTCAGGATGCACGGGTACGGCTGCGAATGCCAGGTGATCTGGGACGACATCAATTTGCAGGATCTGCTGGAGGAGGCCAAGGCCGACTGGTACAGGGAACAGACGCGGAAGCTGGCGCTGGAAAACGACGAGGCGGAGCGGCGGGCCGGAAAAAAGGCCGCGGAGCCGGAAAGCGCGCCGGGAGAGGATTTTTAAAAAGGGGGCAATCCATTGGACGTGAGAAAAGAGCTGGGCGGCGTGGCCCGGCACAGGGTGGACCGGGAGGACATGATCCTCATTAACAGGCTGGCCAAGACGGCGCTGACGCCCGAGCAGGTGTACACGTTCTCCATCCGCCTGTGCGACAACGAGATCGACAGGGACTGGGAGCGGTTCGACGAGGACGCCCTGCTCTCCCTGAGCGACCTGTTCGTGGGAAAAAGCGGCATCTTCGACCACAACTGGTCCGCCGAGGGGCAGACCGCCCGGCTCTACCGGACCGAGGTGTGCCGGGAGAGCGGCACCACCGCCGCCGGCGACGGCTGCCGGTATTTGAAGGGATACGCCTACATGCTGCGCAGCGACAAGAACAGCGAGCTCATTGAGGAGATCGAGGCGGGCATCAAAAAAGAGGTCAGCGTGGGATGCAGCGTGAAGGGCCGGGCGTGCTCCATCTGCGGGGCCGACCACTGCACCCACCAGGGCGGACGGCTCTACGACGGGAAGCTGTGCTACTTTACCCTGCGGGAGCCCACGGACGCCTACGAGTGGAGCTTCGTGGCGGTGCCGGCCCAGCGGAAGGCCGGCGTCATCAAGGGCTTTTCCCAGGGGACGGAGCTCAAACAGCTGGCCGCCGGCCGTCCCAGCTGCCTGCGGGAGCTGGAGCAGCTGGAGCGGGAAGCGCAGCTGGGCCGGGCCTACATCAGCGGTCTGCGCAAAGAGCTGGTGCGGCTGGCGGGACTGACGGACGAGACGCTGGATCTGAAGGTCTTCTCCAGGGCGGCGGACAAAATGGAGGAGGACGAGCTTCTGGAGCTGACGAGGGCCTACCAGCGGCGCATGGACGAGAAGTATCCCCCCGTCCCCCAGCTGCACGCCAGGCCAAAGGTATCCTGCGCCGACGAGGACGGCGCGTTTCTAATCTGACGAGGAGGATTTTGGACGATGAGCGTTTCTTTCGAGGGCGTGGGCCAGGTCTGCGCCACCTTCCTGGGCGGCGGCCTGAGCGAGGGGCACGTGGTCAAGGTGACGGATTGCGGTACGGCGGGCCCCTGCGGCAACGGCGACGACTTCTGCGGCCTGGCGCTGTGCTGCAAGGACGACGCCTGCACGGTACAGGTGGCTGGCTTCGTGACGGCCCGCTACAGCGGCACGCCGCCCAAGGCCGGGTACGCCGCGCTGTGCGCGGACGGCGCAGGCGGCGTCAAGACGGCCTCCGGCGGCAGGAGCCGCCTGGTGGCCGACGTGGACACGGTGGCCGGAACCGTGACGATTTTGCTGTAGGAGGTTCGTTATGGCGTATTTTTATGACAATCTGAGGCTGGAAAAGGGCATGTACGGCGAGGCGGGCAAGTCCTTCACCCAGGTGCTGGAGGCGGCGGACCCCAGCGAAAATTACCGGGGCACCCCCCTGGAGGGCCTGGACGCCTTCCAGCGGCAGCTCAAACGCTTCGACATCCATGTCAAGGGCTGCCGGTCCGACATGGTGGAGAAATTTTTCCGGACCACGGAATCCGCGGTGCTGTTCCCCGAGTTCGTATCCAGAGTGGTCCGGCAGGGCATGGAGGAGGACAACGTGCTCCCCTCCATCACCGCCACCACCACCCAGTTCGACGGGATGGACTACCGCTCCATCTCCTCCGTCCCCAGCGAGGAGGAGAAGAGCCTGAAACGGGTGGAGGAGGGCGCGCAGCTGCCCCAGACCTGCGTGCGCACCCAGAGCAACCTGGTCAAGCTCCACAAGCGGGGCAGAATGCTGGTGGCCTCCTATGAGGCCATCCGGTTCCAGCGGCTGGACCTGTTTTCCATCACCCTGCGGCAGATCGGCAGCCATATCGCCCGCATGCACCTGGAGGACGCGATCAACGTGATTATCAACGGCGACGGCAACGGCAACCCCGCCGACGCGTTCTCCATCGGGAAAGCGCCGATCGGCGGCGCCAGCGGGACGCTGACATATGAAGCCCTGCTGGACTTCTGGGCCCAGTTCGACCCCTACACCATGAACACCATCCTGGTGCCCAACGCGGTGATGCTGGACATGCTGAAAATGAGCGAGTTCCAGAATCCCCTGACCGGCCTCAACTTCCAGGGCACCGGCACCCTCTCCTCCCCCCTGGGCGCGACGCTGCTGCGCACCAGCGCCATGCCCGCCGGAAAGCTGATCGGCCTGGACCGCAACTACGCGCTGGAGATGGTCAGCGCGGGAGACGTGGCCGTGGAGTACGACAAGCTCATCGACCGGCAGGTGGAACGGGCCGCCATCACCAGCATCTCCGGCTTTGCCAAGCTGTACACCGACGCGGGGAAGCTGCTGACCATCTGAGCGCCAGGAGGGGGATTTCGCAATGCATGAGAAAATTTTAAAGCTGGCCGCCTGCATCTCCCAGGCGTCCGAGGAGGAGGGGCCGCTCCTGGAGGCGCTGTGCACTGCCGCCGAGGAGGGGATCATCCGCAGGCTGCGCAAGGACCGGACGCCGGAGAGCTGCGGCGACACCCTCTACTGCGCCGCCGCACTGCTGGCGGCGGCGGGGATGCTGACGTGCCGGGACAGCGGGGACGACGTGGAGCAGTTCACCGCCGGCGACGTGAGCCTCCGTCTCGGGCAGGGCGCATGCGAGGGCGCCGCCGCCCTGCGGCGGCAGGCCGAGCGCATGATGGCCCCCTTCTGGGAGGACGACGCCTTCGCCTTCGCGGGGGTCCGGGGATGAGGGCGCGGCTGGACCGGCTGATGGCCCGGCACGGCCAGACCATACGCCTGACGCGGCGAGAGGACGGCAGGACGGCGACGGTCAAGGCATTTTTGCAGCCGACGCTGGCAAGAGAGAAAAAACTGCCCGCGGCGGCCACGCCCCTCGGGGCGGTCAGCGGCCAGCGGTGGCTGTACATCGGCAGCGGCGCGCAGGAGATTTCTCCCGGGGACCGGGCGGTATGGGACGGGAAGAGCCTGGTGGTGCAGGAGGCGCGGCCTGTCTGCTGGGCCGATGAAACCGTCTACCACTGGGCGGTCCTGCGCAGGGAAAAGGAGGCGGCGGAATGAACGGACTGGAACAGGTAAAGACCGCTGTCGTGGGGGCGCTGGAGGCTGCCGGCGTGGACGCCCTGGCGGCTTTCCCGCCGGGCTGGGCCAAACGCTACCGCAGCCCCGTGGTAGCGGTGGGCCTGCGCACAGGCGAGAGCCGGGGCGGGGCGATGAGCAGCTACCTGGGGGAGCGGGTGGACCCGGAGACCCAGGTCAGCCAGGAGATCTACGGCATGCGCCTGGAGCTGACGCTGTCGCTGGATATCTACTGCCCGCCCGGCCTGGGGACGGCCGGGTGTGACAGCGCCCTGGAGACGCTGCACCAGGCCATGCTCCACGGCCTCCCCTCCGGCCTGCGGCCGGCGGAGCTGCGCTGGGAGGAGGCGGCCTGGGACGAGGACACGGAGATGTTCCTGCGGCGGGGCAGCCTCTCGTGCAGCGCATTCTTTACCGCAGGCATGTCCGATGACGGGCTGCCCCTGACCGATTTTATTTTGAAAGGTGTTGTGACCAAATGAAGAGCATCATCCATGAGCGGCCGGGCGTCTACTCCTCCTACGACGCCTCCGCCACCATCTGGAGCGGCAAAGCCACCCGCGTCGTAGGCGTGGCGGCCAAAAGCACCACCAGTACCGCAAACACGCCGGTTACCCTCACCAGCTACGAGGCGGGCATAAACGCCTTCGGTGAGGACGCCGCGGGCAAGCCCGGCATGTCCGCTATCTTGCAGCTGCTGTTTTTGGGCGGCGCGTCCACCGTGATCGCCGTGGCCGTGAAGGGCGACGACTATGCGGCCGCCTTCTCCGCTTTGCAGGCCGTGGAGGACGTCCGGGTCGTCGTCTGCGACAGCGGTGATCTGGCCGTACAGCAGGCCCTGCGAGGCAGCGTGGAAAACGCCGCCGCCGCCCGGCGGGAGCGGATTGCCATCGTGGGTATGAGCGGCGCCAGCCCGGCGGAGCTGACGGCCAGAGCGGCGGCCCTCAACAGCGAGCGCATGGTGCTGGTGGGCCCCGACGGCCTGGACAGCAGCGGCAGGGCCCTGCCAGGCGTATTCGCTGCCGCCGCCGTGGCGGCAGCTGTGGCCGTCACCAGAGACCCGGCCGCCCCCTTGAATGGGACGGCGCTGCGGGGGCTGGGCGGCGTCAGCGAGCTGTACGGCGACAACGAGATCGACCTGTTGGTCCAGGGCGGCGTGACGCCCCTGGAGGCCGTGGGCGGCGTGGTCTCCCCCGTGCGGGGCATCACCACCCGCACGACCACCGGCGGCGCGCCCGACATCACCTGGCGGGAGCTGACCACCATCCTGATCGTTGACGATGTGATCCCCTCCATCCGCCAGAGCCTGCGCAGCAAGTTCAGCAGGACCAAGAACACGGCGCAGACCCGGGGCGCGATCCGGGCGCAGGTCATCGTAGAGCTGGAGAGCAAGCTGCGCGCGGAGGTCATCGACAGCTACGGCGAAGTGACGGTATCCGTCTACGACGAGGATCCGACGGTGTGCCTGGTGGAGTTCAGCTTCGCCGTGGCCCATGGGCTCAACCAGATCTATCTGACCGCCCATATCACAATTTAAGGAGGAAGCGGTATGGAAGTGACAGGATTTCCCACCAGCTGTGACATCTATCTGGAGCTGGACAGCAAAAAAGTGGCTGTCGTTCAGAGCTACACCGCCAAGGCCACAAAGACCAGCCAGGTGGTGGAGGCCTTCGGCGAGAGCGAGCCCGTGGCCACCATCAACGGACAGAACAAGTATGTACTGGAGCTGACCCGGCTCTACGCCACCGACGACGCCATCAGCGACGGCATCGACTTCTTCTCCCTGGCGGACTTCTCCCTGGTCATCTGCAAGCCCGACCGCAAGGTCATCTACAGCGGCTGCCAGTGGAGCGCCATCCAGGAGGAGGGCAAGGTCGGCTCCATGGTGGCGGAAAAGGTGACTGTCGTGGCTGCCAGCCGCCTCGAGGTGGCCGCCTGATGAGAAGGCAAAAGCCAATCCAGGTGAGCTTCCAGCTGCCCCAGGGGGCGCTGGACGGTTTTACCCGGCTGGTGGAGCAGCTGCGCCTACTGTCCGCCCAGCTCAGCGGCGGCAGCGGGCCGGCCGCCTACAGTGCCGAGCCCATCCGAGAGAGGATGGAGAATCCCTCCTTCGACTGGGAGCGGTTTTATGACCTGGGCCGGGGCGCGGCCCAGGCGGAGAGCGTACAGGCCCCCGACCTAGAGCGGGACGCCCCGCGGCCCATCCAGGAGGAGAGCGTCCCCGCCCCCGCGGACAGCGGAGAGGACCTCGTGGAACAGCCGGCCCCTGCTGGGGAACGGGAGAACTCTCCGCTGGAGGCCCGCGCCGTCCGGGAGGAAGCGGACAGCCCGGTAACAGAGGCTGTCCAGGCGAACGCCCCCCCGGAAAGGCCGCTGGCGGAGGCACCCCAGGCGCAGGCACCCCCGGAGACACCGCTGGCGGAGGCGCCGGCGGTACAGATGGAACCGGAGAGCGGCATCCCGGAGGCGGAAGCCGTCTGGGCGGAGGCGGAAGCGCGGGATCTCTCTCCCACTTCTGCTCACGCGGAGGCGCTCTCCGATGTAAAGACACCGGAGAGCGCCGGTTTCTCCATCACCGCGGGGCCGGAGAGCGGGACGGGCCGGTGGACCGGTATCGCGGAGGAGCTCTCCGCCCCGGGGCCCGCCCCTCTGACGGCGGAGGCCGTATCCCGGGCCTTCCAGCGGGACGGGCGGCGGTATGACAACGGTTTCCCGCTGTACTGACGGAGGTGAGCGGTTTTGTTATTGGCCCCCATGCGCTACAAGGACTATATCTGGCCCCATAATCCCGCCACCTACTCCATCTCCTACGAACGGCAGGTGGCGGTACACAAGGTCCCCTTTGGCCGGTACTGTATGCAGGATCTCGGCATGAGCCTGCGCACCATGCGGGGACAGGGGGAATTCGCCGGAGCCGACGCCTACGATGAGTTCAAACGCCTGGCCTCCGTGTTCTACGGCGGCGGGCCGGGGCTGCTCATCCATCCGCTCTGGCAGATCTCCAACGCCTACTTTACCGCCCTGCGCCTGGAGCAGGAGCCGCTGCCGTCCTACGTGCGCTACAGCTTTGAATTCCAGGAGCGGTTCGACGGCTACAGCGAGGAGCTCTCCCTTCTGGACGCCGAAGCTCCCGCCGCAAGCCCGGCCGGCCAGGCGCAGAGCGCGGCCCACACGGTCGCCGGCGGCGACACCCTCTGGGGCATCGCCCAGCGGTACGGTATCGAGCTGGAGGCGCTGCTGAAGGCCAATCCGGGCATCAAAAACCCCAACCTGATAGGCGTGGGAGAGCAGGTGGTGATCCCATGATGACCCTTCAGCTGGACACCTACGACGGGTCGAGCTACGTCCTTCCCACGCTGCTGCGGTGGGATCTGGAGTACACGGGGGCCGTCCCCTGCGACAGCCTGTCCGCGACATGCCTGTACGACCAGGGGATGGCGGACGTCCTGCCCAGGGCCATCCGCTTTACCGCCAGCTGGGACGGCACGGTTACGCTGCGGGGCGTGGTGGACGCCTACGAGATCTCCATGTCCCGGCAGGGCCTGCTGGCGACGGTGGAGGGCCGCGGCATGGCGGCGCTGCTGCTGGACAACGAGTCGGAGGCCCTCACCTATGAGCAGGCGGTGCTCTCCGAAATTCTGGACAACCATGCGGCCCCCTACGGCATTCCCACGGAAACGCGGCAGGATGTCTCCGGTTCCGGCTATGCCGTGGTCTCCGGCTCCAGCCAGTGGAAGGCCATCCAGGGCTTTACCCGCCGCTTCGGCGGCTTTGACCCCTATATCACCCGGGAGGGGACGCTGGTCGCCGGGCCCCTCTGGGGCAGCGGAAGGAAACTGCAGGTGGACGACAGCACGCCGCTCCTCTCCCTCCACAAGCGGGAGCAGCGCTACGGCGTCATCTCGGAGGTGCTGATCCAGGACAAGGTGCAGAAGATCAGCCACCAGGTGAGCAACCAGGACTTCATCCGCACCGGCGGCTGCCGGCGGCATGTGCTGTACATGCCCAGAAGCACCGCCGACGCCCGGCGGTATACCGGCGAGTACCAGATTGCCCAGTCCGCTCTGGAACAGCTGGAAATCTCCCTGGAGCTCCCCTTCGCCTTCGCCGCCTTTCCCGGGGATCAAGTGGCCCTCCGGCTGAGCCGGCTCAATCTGGCCGGCTGTTATGAGGTCGTGCAGGCCCGCAGCCGGATGGATGGGGACGGCCTGCGCACGGAGCTGACAGTAAGCGTGAGGTGAACAGGTATGTGGATATCCAAGGCAGTCTCGCTCAGCCGGGCGATTGAGCGGGAGGGCGCGTCCACCGACATGGGCGTGACCACAATCGGCGGAGGCAGCGCCTCCGTCATGACCAGAGGCGAACAGCGGGATCTGGAAATATTCGCCCCCGCGGGGCTGGTCTGGCAGCCCCGGGTGGGAGACACCGTACTGGTGGTCAAGGGCGGCGCGGGCTGCCAGGAGCAGTGCGTCGTGGCGGCGGATACCGCCGCCTCCGCTCCGGAGGGATTTGCGCCGGGGGAGCTCTTCTTATACTCCTGCGGCGGCGCGTCCCTCTATCTGCGCGGCGACGGCAGCATCCAGATCCACGGGCCCATCTCCCTGGAGGGGGATCTGTCTGTTCGCGGAAATGTTTCACTGACAGGGCGGGTGGATATCAACGGGACGCTGATCATCAACGGCGAGCCCTACCGGCCCTGCCGGTGTTGAGATATAGGAAGGAGAGTGTGTATGGAGGCCAAGCTTTCCAACGGGGACTATATCCCGGATGGGCTGGGCGGCGTGGTGCGCTGCGAGGGGGCGGACGCCCTGCTGGAGCGGGTGCTCTTCCGCCTGACGGCCCGGAGAGGCAGCTTCCCTCTCCTGCCCCAGCTGGGCAGCCGGCTGTATCTGCTGGGCAGAGAGCCCGCCGCCCAGCGCTCCACCGCCGCGATGCAGTACGCGGCGGAGGCCCTGACGGAGGAGGATGTCACCGTTACGGACGTGATCCTCTCCCCCGCCGGGGAGGGCCGCGTCCGAATCCAGGTCCTGCTGGAGCACCGGGGGGAGGATTTGTCCGTGGAAATGACTGTATAAACGGGGGAATCGACCATGCAAAAGAAAATCGAGGAGATCTATGAGGAGATGCTGGCGGTCTTCGGCGAGGCCAGCGGGTATCTGCCCAGCAAGTCCTGTGATCTTGCGGCCCGCCTCTACGCGGCCGCCGCTCAAATCCAAAGCCTGTACCTCCAGGCGCAGTGGCTGCTGGACCAGAGCTTCCCCCAGACGGCCAGCGGGGAATATCTGGACCGCCATGCCCAGCTGCGGGGGATCAGCCGGGGCATCGCCACCTGCGCCACGGGAACGCTCCGCTTCGGAGTCCCCGCGCCCATCGGCAGCGACCTCACCATCAGCTCCGGTACGGTGTGCATGACCAGAGACGGCATCCGCTTCTCCACAACCGACCGCGCCGTGCTGAAAGCCGGGGCCCTCTATGCGGACGCCCCCGCCATGGCGCTGACACCCGGCCTCCAGGGGAACGTGGCCGCCGGGACGGTGACGGTCATGGCCGCCATGCCCGTGGGGATCAAGGCCTGCACCAACCCCGCGGCCTTCAGCGGCGGAGACGACGAGGAGGACGACGAGGCCCTGCGCATACGCCTGCTGGACAGCTATCTCCGCCTGCCCAACGGCGCAAACGCCGCCTACTATGAGCAGACCGCCCTGTCCCGCCCCGGCGTGGCGGCCGCCGTTGCCGTGGGGCGGCCCCGGGGCGTGGGGTCCGTGGACCTCTATGTCGCTACCGACGCGGGCATCCCGGACGCGGCCCTCCTGTCGGAGCTGAACGCCTATCTACAGGAAAAGCGGGAGATTTCCGTGGATCTGCGGGTGCTCGCCCCCACGCCCCAGGCGGTCAACATCTCCGTGGCGATCCAGCCCGCCGGCAACGCCAGCTTCGCCGCCGCCAAGGCCGACGCGGACGCCGCGCTGCGCTCCGTCTTTACCGGCGCGCTCCTCGGCAAGGGCGTCACGCTGGCCTACCTGGGGAATCTGCTCTACGACCTGGACAGCATCCAGAACTACCACTTTACCGCGCCCGGCGCGGACCTGCCGGCCAGCCCCACCGTGCTGCCCCGCCTGGGAACGGTGAAAATTACGGAATGGAGGCCATCGTAAATGGGATACAGCGACCACCTCCGCAGCCTCCTGCGGCCGCTGGGCATCTACGACCTCACACCGGGAAGCCTCAGCAACAGCGAGCTGGAGGCCCTGGGCTCCGGCCTGGACGGCATCAGCCGGCGGCTGGACTACGTCGAGCGCGAGAGCGCCCTGTCCACCGCCGAGGGCGAGGGCCTGGACCGGCTGGAATCGCTGTTCGCCCGCACGCCGGTCCACTACACCACCGAGCTGCGCCGGCAGGCCATCGCCGCCCTGCTCCGCATCGGCGGAAGCTGCTTCACCCTGACGGACATCAACAACACCATTTCCGGCTGCGGCATCAAGGCCCTCGCCCAGGAGAAGGACCGGTTCGGCTATATCCGGATCATCTTCCCCAACGTGGCCGGCATCCCGGAAGGCTTCGAACAAATCCGGGACATCATCCTGGATATCATTCCCTGCCATCTGGACGTGGAGTTCTACTTCCGCTACCTCACCTGGGAGGAGTGCGAGGCCTATCAATATTCCTGGGCGATTATCCACGAACGGGAGTACACCTGGTACGGCTTTGAGCTGGCGGTCTGA